GTGTTTAAATTAAACAGGCTAAGGGCTTTCTCTGTCCCACAAATTTTACATTCGCGCAGACCTGTAGCATCTTCCCGCATCTTAACTTTGTACCTTTCTGAGTTAAGGCGTTTTTCTAATCTTTTTCCTAAGCCTTTCTGTCGCATACAAACCTTACAGCGATATATGTATCCTGTTTTTTCTTTTCGGCTTATATAAAAAAACTCTTTGGTAAGGGGGTGCGTTTTACCGCACCCACAACATTTCCTTACCTCCATAACTACTTATCCGTAGAGTGTAAGAAGTTTATTTTAAAATTCTCGTCTTTGCGTAAGGCATGATAATCAAGCTGTACTTTAGCTGAGGTAATCATCTTCCCTGCTAAGTTAGAAATTTCTTTGGCTTCTTTATGCGCTATATCTTTATCTCGCAAGGCATCAAACACATCAGATAAATTGTTACGCAAACTTTCTACGTTATCTATTGTTACTTTACGTTTTCGTCTGGTCATGTCGCTCCCTCCATAGGGGTTTGGTTGGTTTATTTACGTCTGGTAATTTTGCCGCTTTTCTTCACCGATTTATCGCTGTTGCGGGCAAAGGAACGGTTAGCACTTTTGGGTTGTGCCTTGAGGTTACTACGTTTGTTCGTACCTCCTTTAGAGATAGGTTTGGTGTGGTGTACGTCTTTACCATCTCCTTTACGTACTGTACCTGCTTTAGTCAGGGTAGCACGAGCTGCATTACGCTTTGCACGATTAGTCTTCTGTTTCTTCGTACTGTGATACTGATCGTACTCTTTTTTGTATGGTCTAGGTTTGTTTTTGTAAGGCATCATTACCTCCTGTTGTGTTCACATGTAAAGACAGGACAAAATTTACATAACGGCCCTGATACAGGGTTCCACACTCCTGAACCTTCAGCACCGGCAAGACGTTCCAGTTCTGGATCAAAAGTTTTAAGATATTTCTCCTGTTTCTTCTTTACGTGCTCCAGTTTAATCAAGTCATTACTTACTACATAAGCCAATGCTGATTTCAATTTTTGTATCTGTGGGAAATGAACAAAGATTGCACCTGCCAGCATATCCAGTTGCTTGGGGTCAGCATACTGGGGGTTCTTCCCTGTCTTGTAATCAATAAGATACCCTTTTTTGCCATCCACAATCAACAAATCGGCTATACCGCGCCACCACACGTCATCTGCAAAAAATTTACAGGGTTCATAGTCTATAGTAAGCCCTAATCTAATTTCACAATACTTTTCTCCAGGGATTCGGTTAAACGCATCCAAAGTTTTTTGAACGAAAGAGAAATCAGGGGGAAGCGGGGTGTCTGTTTTAATGTAGTGTTCCGCAGCCTTGTGCAGTTGCTGCCCATACACCAAGGCGGCACTGCCCTGGTCTTTCACATCTTTCAGTACCCGTAAGTGATGATACTTCTTGGGGCACTGTATAAAAGTAGAGATGCTACTGTATGACCATGTTTTCATTAGTTACTCTTCTTCACTTAACTGTGTTCCAATTACGGTTACTTAACGCTCTTGCTTTAATTCTGATCTCAGTCCTCGCTGCCCTTTTCTTAGTGTATCTCTTCGTCCCCTCCCGTTGGATGGCTTTCCCATGTTTTCGCCATGAAAATGCGTCAATGCTATCGAGTAATTTTTGCTCCGTGTATTTCCCAGACCAGAGACAATTACTCAATCGCTCACATCGACTCCCTATGAATACTCGTGTTCGCCCCCACCCACGAAAAATGGGTTCCCCCGCCGGATTGACATCCAAGCATCGCTTCATATCCAAAGGAATTAAAAATTCTCGAAACTCCTTCCAGTCTTTGACTCTCCCTAAGTCATTAACCAACTCAGGTTTAACCTCGTTGAGAAAAGCTGTGGCTACTTGCAGGATATAGGTGTCGTTAGTCCATCCACTTAACAGCTCCCTATCCCATATTTCCTGGTTATCCATTAGCTATTCTTTCTCCGCACTTTCCCACGCATCCAGCACCTTGGACGAGTGTTCGAGGGTTTTAGTGATTAGGGGAAAAATTTCCGTTAATTCTAAGTGTAAGGTTGCGACTTGCTTTTCAAGTATTTCCAATCGCTCTTCTATTCGCTCTTCTATAGTTAGGGGTGTAGGCAACTACAGTACCCCCATCTGTCGGAGTTTCACCCTGTTCTTTTCATGGAGCTTTCGGATGGCTGCTCTATTCTCGCCGTGATAAGGTACGGCGAGGGATAAGTTAATGAGCACGTCGTTAATAGTTCCACGCTTGCCTCTTAATTTTATAGTCCCTAAGTATCGTCCGAATTTCCCCCGTTCCCGTGTCGTAATCTGGTACGTCTCTCCCACCTTGAGGTGTTCCTCGACGCACATCTTTGCCAGTAACCCATGCGCTTTCTCCGCTCCATCTCGCGTGCGTATTTCAGGACAGTCAATTCCAAACAAACGAATATCAACGCCGCGCCCATCACTACCAAGCAAATGACACCCAAAACCCAAATCAACGTCCATACGGATGCTATCGCCATCGACAATCCTAATCACCTTCGCCAGATAAGTGTACATTATTCAATCCCCCTATTTTCAATGTAATACTTTTTTTGCATCATCCATTAATTCTGTTGTTAACCACACAAAGTCAAGAGTAGTTAACACGCGCTTCTACGTTACATTTACGGTATACCCAATACCTTGTGGGTCTGAATACTAATCCTCCACTGGGGATTAGCCTTACAAAAGTCAATAACTTGCTGCGTGTTTTCCTCAATTTCTGGTCCGTCCATGGGTTGAACAAAAAAGTTTTTGAAATCCAATTTTTCAAATCTAGCTGGGAGTGCGTCTAGCTGGGGAAAAACCAATTTAAGCTCGTCACCTGACTCAACAACTATTTCAGTGGAAGATTTTGGACTAACACACACCCAGTCGATGTTCTCAGCCAGCTCCAAAGTACCATTGGTTTCGATTGCAACTTCAAATCCCTCTTTATGAAAGGCATCTACCAACTCTGTGTCTAACTGCAATGCTGGTTCGCCACCAGTACAGACGACCAGAGGGACTGCCGGTTTTTGCCTTTTACCCAACCACATACTAGATACCTGTTCAGCTAACGCTGTCGCTGTGTTGAATTTTCCTCCCCCAGGACCGTCAGTCCCTACGAATTCAGTGTCGCAGAATTGGCAGATTGCTGAGGAACGATCTTGCTCTCTGCCAGACCACAAATTGCAACCAGAAAAACGACAAAATACAGCCGGCCGACCTGCGTTAGCCCCTTCTCCTTGCAGAGTATAAAACACTTCTTTAACCGCGTATGTTGTCAAATGCCAATTTCCGTGCCTTGCATGACTCACACTCCCCACAAGCCGCCTCGCCGCCTCGATAGCAAGTCCAAGTTTTCGCGTAGTCGAGTCCCAGATTTTTCCCTTCTTCTGCAATGTCTTGTTTGGACATTCTCGCGTAAGGCACTTCGACTGTGATTTGCTCGTTGTTCCCATGCGCTAGGGCAATGTTGAGTTTTTCGATGAAGCTGGGGCGGCAATCAGGGAAAACTGCATGATCTGACGCATTGCCGCCAAACAAAACTTCAGTTGCTCCGATGCTGATCGCATATCCACACGCTATTGAGATCATAATCATGTTGCGATTGGGAACGACAATCGAATCTCCACCGCCAGTCAGAGTTGATGCCAAGACCAATCCGCACTCTGAGATGTCAATGATTTTGTGGGGGATGTCGTTCTGTTCACAAGCAGCGGCCGCATATGTCAGCTCTTTCGAGTGCTGCTGCCCGTAATTGAATGAGATCGCGTAAACCTCCCGACCCCTTAGATGCAGGGCCATCAGCAAGGTAAATGAATCCATACCGCCGCTGAACAGCACCACGGACTTATTCATCATGCGCTTCTCCATTATAGACACAGGCGCTGGTACAGGTTTCCCGAATTTCTATCTCGCTTAATTGGGCCAGTGCCGGTTTTAGTCGTTGCCAGATCCAGCGCACGATGTTTTCGCTGGTAGGATTCTCCAGTCCTTCGATGTCGTTAAGATAGTAATGGTCGAGTTGTCGATGGATGGCGCTATAGGCCGCGCTGATGTCGGCGAAATCCATGACCCAGCCACTGCTCTCATCGACATTGCCCTCCACCGTTATCTTGACGGCGAAGGAATGTCCATGGAGCCTGGCGCACTTATGCTCCGCTGGGACGTTGGGGAGACGGTGCGCCGCCTCGAACCTAAATTCTTTGGATATCTTCACAACAACTCGAACTGAGTTCTGCCCAGCCACACTGGAGCTGAGTTGTGCGCTTCGATTCTTGCCGCAATTGTGGCCGCTCTTTGTCCGGCTGTTGGCGGTGGGTACATACCGAATCTGCTCATTTGGTTGTTGTTCCTTGCCGCGTTAGTCGAGTCAGCCCCGCTCAGTGGTAGATGCCTGAATATTTCAGGGTCCAGCATCCGCAACCCATGCAGCTTTGCTTTTGGTCTGCCTTCGGCATCACAGCACACCGTCATTGCTTCGCCCATTCTTGTCCACCAACTCGCCGTGCCTGGGTTGGGCCATTGACCAGAACTTCCAAGTGCTACCCACTCAAACCGATCAATCATCCATTCCAACCATTCTAGCGATTCATGTAGATGCCAGATTGGAACACCCTTTGCCTGGAAACTAAGCCGCAACCACTTATGCACTAGCTTGGAATTATCATCTTCAGTTCCATCTATCTTGTCGGGGATCAGGCACCAATCAAAACCGGGTGATCGATAAACAGTCGAAACCCAATCCACATAAGCATTAAAATTAATTTCACCGCCTGTCTTTTTCCATTCGCTGAATGCCCCATTGTCAAGAACAAACGATTGGCACACATCAAGCACGACAGCCAATTGATTTGGATGGGCAAAACTGACCAAGGCGTGACGGCCGCGCAATATTTCCTCCGCGTCAGTGGTCTTGCCGCCGATGGGAGTGCCATGGTATTTGATCATTATGTTTCCTCCACAAGTCGTTCCCGCAACTTCGTTAGTGAAGAGGGCCAGAGGCTCCGTGAATATCCTCTACGAACCACACCGAATCAATAGTTTCCTGGACCATCAACTTGAAAAAGTCTTTATCTACATCTAGTCCATACATGATCATGCAAGCCGTATGGAGATAAGCTGCACTGTGAGCCATGAGTTCTTCACTCGATGCCTCCTTCAGTTCACCTAGTTTGCGGTTTTGTTCATCCTTCAGGATCTTAGTAACTAGGTGGTGGAATGGAAGTCTCTTGCCCTTCGTCATGATTACCCCGTACTCCCTTGTTAGTTGCTCGTTCACAAACCTCGCAGGTCGAATATCCTGCATCTTCCCGCCGCTTGTCATACAGTGTATCGCAATACCAACACGGTGCTTCACTTAATACTGCTTTAACTCTAGCCATATCAACAGTCCCCGTAGGAATCACCGAAACCCCCTTCACAATCCAAAGGCAAGTCGGGTGCCCAGCTTGGTTTTATTTTCATAGTTTCCTCGATGTAATTCATAGCTGACTTGACTTCAGCCACCGGCACTATACAGGTGATAGCATCATGTACTGTCATTGCCACTTTGTACTTTTTAGATACACGCACTAGCTGTTCCCCGATGACGATACGGGCTACCGCTTGGCAGATATTTTCTACAAGCTTGCCCCCATATATGCGCGTAGATGCCTTGGACTTGCCACGCAGAGTGTCGTAGACGTATTCATCCCGCTTAGTCTCGGGGTTAATCTCGTTCCGCAAATTGGGGTAGCGCAAAAACAAACCGTTGGGCAATTGAATGCCCTGTTGTCCCATTACCGTGAGCACTTTGGGAGTGCCCAGAGGCGTCTGCTCGTTGCTGATAATGGCGCTGAGTCCTTCCCCGGATTCACGCCAGAACCCGCGTATCATTGGGAAGGCAATGCGGTATGTCTCGATGATGTGTTGGCATTCAGTGTCTGAGAGGGCTACACCAAGAGACTGAAGTTGTGCCTGGAAACGCACGGACCCCATACCGTAACCGCACCCAAGCACCGTCTGTTTCCCTACGAATCTCTCTTCCCTGGTTATCTCCTCGGTGTTCTTTTTGTAAATACTAGAGGCCATCAGTTTATAAACGTCATCCCCCCTAGCAAAAGCCTGTAGTAGATCAAGCTCACCGGCTAACCAAGCCAGTACCCTGGCTTCAATTTGCGAGAGGTCATAATCCACAAACTGGTACCCAGCCGGAGCGAGTAACGCTTTTTTAAGGAGAGATCCCCGTGGCAAGTTCTGCATATTAATTTTGCCATCACCACCCCAGCGTCCAGTGTGTGCGGCGTAGTAACGCAGTGGTACGGGTAAAGATCCCCGCATAGCAATGTCAATAAACCGCTCAGTTCGTTTTTCCTCCAGCGTAGACTTGACCCCCAACCGAGCAGACACAATGTTTTGTACTTCAATATTAGGATGATCTTGTAAAAGCTGGAGCCCCTCATCGGTCTTCGCAAAGGCATGGGTTTCTTTGCCTGTGGTGAGGCTAATCTTTTTGGGGGGAGTAACACCCAGCTCCTCAAGTAGCGTGGCAAACTTCGGATTACTCATCAATTGTTTTCTATCGTATGAGATCTTTTCCATCAGCAGTTCTTTGCCATCTGCGATCTCGCGCAGGTAGTTGGACAACAAATTTTCATCCAGTTCAATCACCGGCTCAGTGAACATACGGATAGTCAGATCAATGAGTTGCAATTCAAGAAGAGGGAAACCCTTGGCAAGAACCAGGAAAAGTTTGTATGTGAGTTCGGTATCGTTGATGCAGTAAGACCCGTAAGCCTCAAGATCCTGGGAAGTAAAGTCCAGACCTCCTTCCCCTTGGTGCCGAGCCCGTAGTGGGTGGTAAGTGCATCCAGACTCCCACTGACTTCGCCAATATGGATGGCGCGGCTCATGGACAGGGTGTCAACGATGCGCTTTGGCTTGATGTTGAAGTGCCAGTTAAGGATTGCCATATCGAACATGGCATTGTGGGCCACGGCTATGCTGTTACCCCAATCAAATTTATCCAGGAAGTGTTGAGTGTTTTCTTGCGTCCCTGAGAACCATTCGGTAGTGCCATCATCAACCTTGACACTGACGCCAATGACTTCAAACTGGGCGTTCCTTATGTACTCCTCAGTGGTACACTTCTGGGCACCAAGGCCATACTCCTTGCTGTAATAAGTCTCAAAATCCAGTGTGAGAATTTGCACTTAGGTATCGTCCCTCTTTATGTGATTAACCCTTTGTTACGGGCTAGGTTTATGAGTGCCTGGTTTAGTTCTTTCTTGTCTGCTTTCCGCTTCTGGATACCACATGTGGGACACAACCAAGTACCATCCTTGTGATATTTATAAAGTTTCCCAGCCTGAGTGCACGTTTCATACCCGCACGAGTTACACTTCACAGCTATCAATTCCCTTCCCGCTTTCTTATAGGCCCTGTAACTGTATCTTGTTAACACGCTACCCACCTTGATTAGAGATGGTTCGCCATACCTACGCACCTATTTGTTTTCCCCCGCTACCCTCTTACACCATAGTGTAATCAGGTCGGTGTTATCTTCGTTTATAACTAACGCTGTGCCCCCTGCTTTTTCTATGCGGGCAAGCTCTCGATCCTGTAATACAGTGGTAGTGTTGGAGCCCGCTTTGCATTCGATACCAATGAACTGTCCCTGGTAACAGGCAACGATGTCCGGTATCCCGCTCCGGCCATACCCATAAGTGGCGGGGAAAAAATAGTAGGCACCATGTTGTTTGAGGATACCCACTACTTTATTTTTCACTTTCTTTTCCGGGGTGAGAGCCATCCCCAAGCATAGCATAGCTTTAGACTTTGTCCAACCGATACCCGTTAAGGATTGCGATCCTCTTCGGCAATAATGTCGTGCCATCGTTGGGGGTCCAGGGGTACTTGCGTGGCCCCTGCGTCCTGGGCTTCTCGGACATAGTCCTCCAGCGCCTCCCGTATTTCCTTTGTGTAGCTTGGGAATTGTTTGAAGTGATCTACCACGTATTCGGGCAGACGCAAATTTATGTGAACCAATGGTATTTTCTTGTCATGCATTACTGTTCTCCTAATAAGTCGTAAATTTCCTGGGCGATGTCGTCTATTTCCAGAGGGCTATAGTCCCCCGTAACCTCCTCACCTTCCGAGTTGGTGACCTGCAGTACTGCTATTGCAACTTTCCCATTGCCAACCATCCCAACGTCCGGTTCCGCTGGAGCCATATCTATTTCGACATCCAGGTCCCGGTTCTTGTACTTAATATTGTAGGTGTACATTATCCTTCCACCTCCACATTGGTCGGTGATGACATCATGTCCTTCATTAAAGGGAAGTAGTGCATTACTATGTTCCCATAATTTTTATGCACCAACGTAGGATACTTAGCCCTAGCCGCTGAGAACCCCCCATTTACTAATGCAGCATGTAATGCACTCAGAATGCGGTACCTTTGCAGCGGTTCCAGAGCTTTATAAAAAGGCTTGGCCTTCATGTGGCGCATACTCTTTCTCAATTCCCTCATGTCCTTACGCACAAGAGTCTTGAGTTTTTTCTCGCTTACTTCTATCTCATATTGCACTGTCACTTTCATGGTTCAACTCCCAAGGATGACAACAGCCATCCACCACAATACAATGACGAGCCCTACACCACCGGCAATAAATCCAAGAAAATGTAGGAAACTTCGGATAATGAATGGGCGCTTGGCCCACGCGTACATATTGTGAGGATCATGGGTATTCAAATCCTCCGGCTTATAGGCTTCCCCAACCGTCCAGCTAGACTTTTTCTTCATCGTTGTTCCCCCAAGTCATAAATAATTGATTGTGAAATTTTGTATGCCTGGGCCATATCCCCGAGCAGGAACTGCCGCACGGCGTGAGCCCAGCGTTTATGCGCTGCCGCCCTGATACTGTCTCGGTACGGGTACGCCGCTATCGCGCTGATTGCTGCTCGCAATGACTGCCTGGTTTTATTTGGTGGCACGATCTCATCAGCTAATACTTTTATCCCTGCCATCAGCTCCATGATGCTTTCATCTTTCATTTTGTTTCCCCCCGTGCATCGCATTCTGTCCAGATGAGC